CGCTCGTGCTGGATTCCAAGCCGGAACCGCCGCGCACCACGAGCGTGATGGTCAACGTCGAATTGTTGTTCGGCAGATACTGGCTTGCGCCGATGCTCAGGCTTCGCGTGGAACCGTCCATCGTCTTCCGGTATTTCTCCACGCCGTCCGACTGGATGATGAGCGTCTGCGAGCTAACGCCCGTATCGTCCGCCACGGTCCACGCCACGGTGAACGGTGTCGCCGTAATGGTGCCGGAAGGCTTGTTGATGCTGATGTTCGGATATTTCGCGACCGTGAAGGTCACGTAGTTCGACCATGCGCCCCAGTCGGCGTGGATGCCCTTGGTGCGCACGCGAATCCTATACGAGCCGCAGCTTTTGGGCGTGCGCTGATAACTGGTGTTCGTGGTCTGCTCTTCGATGACCGTAACGTCCGAGGGGTCGGTGACCTCCACCTGCGCGGCGGATTGGGCGGAACCGTCAGGATGATTCGGTTTCCAAGCGACCGTCATCGGCTGATTGACAACATACGCGCCGTTCTGCGTCGGGTTCAGAATCGTCGGCGCGGAAGGGGCCACGGCCGTCTGGATAGTGTTGCTGTACGTCCAGTCGGAGAAGAGCGTGGTCTTGGAGTTGTCATCGCCGTAGACAGGTCTTCTCACTAACGCCGCGTACTGGACTTGGCCCGCAGGAGCTGCGGTGTCGGTCCACGTGACGTTCTGGATTCCGTTTATGTCGGGAAGCCAGCCTTCGGCCGTCGCACCGGGGGTGCCTCCGGTTATGTCGGCCCATTCGCCGCCGTTCACCCTGCGCCGCAGTCTGATGCCATGCACATACGATTTCGACGCATCCACGGTCACGCGCACGGACTGTTCGGACAGTTTCACCGCGTTCACCGCCACGGGGGCGGCCGGCGTCGTGTAGATGTAGCCCGAGTACACATGGTCGGACACTCCGCCAGGGTTCTGGGCCGCGACACGGAACTGGTATCGGGCGTTCGCCTTCAACCCCGTGTACGAATAGTTCAAGGCGTCCCAGTTCAACGCCTTGACCAGACCCCACGCGCCTTGTGTGCCGCCGTTCAAGCCGACGCACTGGTCTGCGTAGATCTGCTTCCAATATTTTCGCGCCGCATTATCATAGTTCGACTGCCATGCGGCCTTCACGCTTGAATCATTGACCCGCGTCCATGATACGTTCTTCGGCGGGTTCGGTTTCGCATACGTGATGCCGGGAACCGTGAGGTTCACATGCGCTTCCGACCGTCCCGGCAAACCATATGGGATGTTCAGGAACGCGCGGCAGGAGAACGTCTGCGCGGACTCCTGCTTCGTGACGGTCACTTGCTGGGTGTGTAAATCCACGTCGCCGTTGAAGGACCGGTAGCCGAAGTTCACCGTGTTCGTGCTCGTGCTCACGCCATTGACCCAAGCGCCACCGGACACGGCATCGGACGCCACCCGGCGCGACGGGTCGGTGCGACGGTAGATGATGTGCACGCCTATGACGGCCTGTGTCGCGTTCTGCGAGACGATATCGGCTTGTACGCAGCAACGCCCGCCGCCGATGATATTGCCGGCACCTTCAACCATGACAAACCTTTCTTGACGATGTTAGGAAACAGGAGGAAACCGTTGCAAGCTGAAACAAACTGGCTTGCAACGGTTCTCTGACGGTCAGCGCGGACGCATGTTGCGTTTCCGGGTGGCGGAAGCGACAAGGGTTTCCACCGCGTCGGCTATCCTCCGGTCGGAGGACTCCACGCCGTTGATAGTCACCGTGTTGTTCGTCGTGTTCCCCGTATTCGCGGGAAGTTCGACCTTTATCACCGGGTTGACTTCGACATTCCACGAGCCGTTCGCCGTGGATACGCGGCCACCGGTCGCATACGCCTGAGACTTCCTGCGAGCGTTCAACGCGAACGCGGACGGTTGCATGGCTTTCTCCACACTGCCGACCGCGTTCAACGTGTTCAGGAAACTCCTGCCATACAAGGCGTCAATCTTCTTGACGGCTGCGGCACGAAGCACCATCTCACCATTGGACAGCATCGCCGGAATCGAATCGGAAGTGGAAGTACCGGGACCATAGATACGACCACCGGTAGCGGCGGAGACCTTGCCATCACTGCTGTGACGAGTGACAATATCCACATAATTGGTGGCAAGAACAGTGCCGGACTGCCGACGCCAATACTGGAACGTTGTTTTCACCGGATCATCGTCGCCCTGCACACGACCCCATGCTGTGGCGAGAGTCATGTTGTTGTACCATGCGGTGTCACGGAACGCATTGCGTGCACCCTCGTTCTCACCTTGAACGCGACCCCAAGGCCGTGAAATGGTCACACCGTCATACGCTGCCGTGTCCTTGAACGCTTGACGAGCCTGCTCATTCTCTCCAAGAACACGACCCCACGGGCGGGCGATGGTCAACCCGTCATAGAACCTGACCTCTTGGAACTTCTCGTTGGCGTCCGTATTGTCGCCATCCACATACGCTTTCGCGCGTGCGATAGGCTGGCCGTCAAGAGACTGATAAGTAGCGAGCTTCACCTGAGCGTCATCATCGTTGGCGTCGATGTTGAAGCTGACGCCCTTGGCGGCGGGAACCTTATTCTTCTCCACGTCCTTTATCTTGCCGGAAGCGTGGTCGATACAGTCGAGAATCCACTGTATCTGCTCGTCGGTCAGGTTCAGATAGCCGAGCTCGTCCCTGACCTTCTGCATGCGCTCCTCAGCGTTGCCCTCACCTGAGAACAGCCACTTGTAGGCTTTCTTGGACATGCCGAGAGCAAGAAGATTCTCCTTGACCTCGCCTGTCTCCCAGCGAGCATTGCCCTCCGCGTTCAACAGCAATGTGAGGTCCCTCTCGGACAAGTCGCCTTTCATCAGCTGCTCAACAAGACTGAGAACACCGTCCAACGTGGTGACCACTCCAGCTTCACGTAGCCGGATAACGATCTCTTTCTCACCATCGGTCAGACCGGATATGCCCTGCACGAGCTTATCCACCGCATCTTGGGCGATTTCCGAATGAGCGGTGATCGTGGTACCCACATCAGAGGGAATCAGACCAAGCGAATCAGCGTACCTTTCAGCAGCTTCCTCACTCATGCCAGCGGCCTGAGCCTGCTGCACGATGGCCTCACGCGCCTCATAAATGGAGTTTGCGGCCTTCTGCGTGTACTCCTCCACCTGACCGTTCTTCTCACCATAGGAGAGAAGCTGATGGGCGGACAGCAACGCGGTAGCGGCCACATCCTTCATCGCCTTGTCGGTGCGCACATAGGCGGCGTTGTTGGCGTCAGCCAGTTCGCCGTTTTCCTTGAACGCCTGACCGTTCGCCTTGACCGTCGTGGCGAGCGAGCTGAGCTTGTCGGACAGCGCGGAGGAGGAATCGGAGATCTGTTCGAGGGAACGCAGATATTTCATCTGCTCCTTGACGGATTTCTCCAAGCCTTCCTTGTGCTGCTTCTTCAACGCCTGCAACAGCGTGTCGGCGGCGATGGCGGCATCGGTCTGCTTCTCGACCATCATGCCGTACTGGTCGCTGGCCTTGTATGTCTCCTTGCTTTGCGCCTCCAACTGTTTGACGAGCTTCTTGTAGCCGGCCTCGTTGCCGCTGACCGCATCGGTCAGCGTACTGGTATTGATGCCCAGACGTTTGGCCGCGTCGGCTGCGGACGTGTAGCCGCCGCTGACCTTGACGAGCCATTCAGTGACCGCGCCGCCACCGTCCTTGCCGAACAGGAGCGACGGGTCATCCCACTGTTTCGTGGTCTCCGACTTGAAATCGTTGAACGCGTCCGCCGCCTCCTTGGCGTTGGACTTGATGCCCTTCATGCCGTCGATGACCTTGTCCATCGCCTGCTTGGATGCTTCCGCCTTCGTCGTGTAGTCGGATATCGCATTGCCGATGACGGCGATGCCCGCGCTGATTCCCAGACCGGCAACCGTCGTCCAGCCGCCGAACGCATCCCACAGGTTCTTCACGCCGGTCTTCAACGAACCGAACCTGCCGGACTGCTGTTCGGCCTGCTCCCCGGCCGAACGGATGGAGGCGATGGCCTGACCGTTCGCACCGACCAAGCCGCCCATGTCCTTGGAAGTCTCCTTGGCAGCGTTCCCCGGAAGGAGCAGCTTCTTCGAGTTAGCTTCCGCCGCCATGCCGAGGGAATTGACCTCGCTGATGGCACCGGACAGAATACCCGCATAATTGCCGGAACGCAACTGGTTCATCGCCTTAATCAGGGTGCCCATTTTCACGGACGCCTGTTCGGCGCTCAAACCCAGTTCGCTGAGCATCTTCTGGTATCGCATCGTGGACTGGATGTTCTGCAACATGCCGGTCTTCAACGACTCGAACGCCGTCTTGCCCGCACGACCGAACGTGGCCCACAATGTGATGATGCTTTTCACCGGCCCCGGCAACGAGTCGAACGCTTGGGCCACGCCGGTGGCACCCTTGGCGATGGTGCTGATAAGCGGGCTCACGGTACGCAAAGCGGACGCGAACGTGCCGCCGAACGTGCGCGACAACTGGCCCACCATGCTCGCCAAATCGGAGAACATGGGGCCCGCGTCACCCACCGCGTCAAACACCTGGCTGAACCCGTCGCGGACACCGGAACTGAAATCGCGGATTCCACCACCGGACTGCTGCAACACGCGACTCAACCCAGTGATGCCCTCGCCTACGATCTGGCCCGCGTCACCGAACACCGCGCGAGTGGTGTCCTTCAACGAGTACGCGGCGTCGCCAATATCCTTGAAAGCGTTGCGCATCTTGTCCTGCGCGTCCTGCGCACCAGCGCTCCAAGCCTCCAAAGTCTCTTGGAACTTGATGGTGTGAACGGCCTTGTTGGCTTTCTCCAAAGCCTCGGAAAAACCTTGGATACCGTTCTCGGTCTTCGCCAGAGTACCCAACGTGCCCTCAAACACGCCTATCAGGTCGAACACGGACGATTTCAGATAGCCGCCCTGTTCGATGGCCTTTTCCATCGCCTTAGAGACTTGACCGGTACGTTCGGCGGTATCCACCCAGTTCGCCCACTTCTCGGCCACGTCGGAAATGTAGGAGGCCATGCGGGGCAGATACTGGCTGGACTGGTCGCCCAAGCCGAGGAACGCGCGGGCCAGTGACTGCAAGCCCGGGTTCAGTTCGGACACCGCGAGACGAGTGTTCTCGAAGATACGCGGTAGTTGGTCGGCCTCGTTCGACTGGCGCACCACGTCGATAAGCCCGTTGAGCACCTTGCCTTCCTCGACGGCGATACCGTTCAAACCCTTGGACAGTGAGGGGGCCACGTCGTTGGCGAGACGGTACAGGTTATCCCCGTACTCGTTCCAAGCGTTGTCGCCCAACTCCTTGTTCAGGTTCGCCAGCGAGGTCTTGGTGACATCGAACTTTTCCTTCAAATCACCGAACACCCGGTAGCCCACGTAGCCTGCGGACGCCAGACCAGCCAACGCGGCGGGAGCGGCCAACGCGGCCTTGCTCATGGACACGAGGCTGACGCCGACACCGCCCGCAGTGCGTCCCAGGTTCAGGAGTCCGGCACCCAACGCGGTGACGCCGGCACCGAGAATCGACCACTTGGGAACCACCTTGTCGAGCTTGTCGAACAGGTTCACAAGACTGTCGAACTGGTTCTGCACGCCCTTCAAACCGGTCGCACCACTGGTCATGCCGGAGAAAATCTTGCCAAGGTCAGTGCCCTTGAAATTAGCGAAGATGTCGATGGTGCGGGGGCGGGTGAAGTAGGCGAGATGGGCTCGGGCCAACGCGGTCTCCAAGTCCAAATCCATCTTCAGCTCGTCGTTCTTGTCCTCGAATTTCTTCAGCTTCTCCTCGGCGCGATGCATTTGCAGGTCGAGGTCGGCTTCAAGCTCCCAACGACGTTCGGGATTGGCTTTGATCTTGGCGGCGGTCTCACGCATCGACGCGATGATTCGTTCCTGATCGACCTGCCAGTCCACGGGAATGTCGAGGCGCGTATGACGCAGCTTCTCCAACCGGGCTTCGAGCTTGTCGGCGTTGTCCTCCCACACCTTGACGCGGACGTTGACCTCATGCTCCCGGTCGAGTTTGGCGCGCAGCTTCTCCGCGTCATACATCAGTTCCGCGTATTTTTTGTCCCATTGGGTCTTATCCAATGTGGCTTTGGCGGTGATCGGCTTGCGGGATGCGAAGTCGCGCAGCTTCTTCAGCTGGTCGAAGGTATTGTTGAGCTCCTTGCCGAGGTTCTTGTCGATGCCCATGGGCTTGAACTTCTGGAACGCGGCGGAAAGCGCGTTGATCTGGGTCTCCTGCTCGTCGAACAGGCTGGTCAGTTCGCGGGCGGTCTTGCGCTGCTTGTCCATCGTGCGGCGCGAATCGTTCTGTACCGCGTTGAGGCGTTTGACGCTGGTTCCCGTGTCTTCGAACACCTCGGCCAACGCCTTCTGGCCGGCCGTGAGCTTCGACAGCTGCTGGAGCTGCCTGCGGTTCAGCTTCTCGGACTTCTCCTCAAGGTCGAGAATCTTGTTCAGGCCGGAGAACAGCCGGTCGTTCTCACGGTTGAAGTCTTTGAGCCGCGCCTTGCGCATGAGCTCGGCGTCCGAATACTTGGAGATGGCGTCGGTCGCCTTCTCCCACTTCTTGGTGTTGGAGTCGATAAGACGCTGCTGTGCCGCTACCTTGTTGTCGAAATCAGCGGAGAAGAGCTTGTCCTGCGCCTTCTTGTTCTCCGCTATCTCCTTGCCTACCGCCTTCAGGTCGGCTTTCAGGCCCTTGAGCTGTTCGCGCAGCTCGGGGATGCGACTGTTCTTGTACCAGTTCGCGGTGTCGATGTTCCCGGCCTCGCGCAGCTCCTTCATCTTCTTGATGGACCAGTCAAGGGTCTTACTGACATCGGCTTGGCTGCGGGTCAACTGCTCCTGACGTTTGCGCCCGTTCTCGATGGCCTCCGCGTACATGTCGTAGGCGGCGTGCTCGTCCTTGATGAGCATGGTCTGCCTGCGGGATGCGGCCGTGGCCTCCTTGTCGTAGAAGGCGCGTGCCGAACGCATGCGGGAGAGACTGTCCTGAAGACTGTCGGCCACGGATTTCTGCGACTTCTTGACGAACGCCTCCGTCTGGCCGGCGGTCCGCTTGATCTGGTTGGAAAGCCGGTGAATCTTCTCATTGAACGACGTATCGTCCAAGTCGAACCTGCTGGTGACCGGCTTCTTCTCCCACTGCTTCCGCTGGGCCTGCATGGCCTTGTCGATGGCACGCAAGCCGGACGGGTCGCCGTCGATCTTCACCACGTTGGTGAGGGTCTTGCCGTCAAGGTCGCGCATCTGCTCCTTGGCGCGTGCGACGCCCTTCGTGTTCACATCAACGGTGACCTCGGGGTGGCGAGAATGCAGTTCCGCGTTGAGAATCTTCCAGAAATTATCGGTGTCCGGGCGAATATCGACGCCGACCGCGCCAGCGGAATACAAGGCCATGAGAAAACCTCCGGGAGGATAAACGAAAACCCCTCGTGGAATGCGAGGGGTTTTCTGCTAGAAACTGTTGCCGCCGAACACGGCACCCAACATGCCCGTGATCTGGGCGAACGACTTGCCCGCCGTGGAGAACGATTTCGGCCCGACCGAATCGGGCTTGACCACGGTGCCGGGCGGATAGACGGGCTGCGGCTTCGACTTCTTGTCGCCCATCATGCGGGCGATCATCACGCGAATCATCTCAAGCTGGTTCGTCATGCTGAGCATCAGCATCTGCGACTGCCCGTAGGTGAGGTAGGAAAGACGCGAAAAGCATGCCGCGTCTTCCCGTGGGAGCGGATGGTGTTCGGCCATCCACGCGCGGTACAGGCTCCCGTCAACGCCCTCCAAACCGTCCAGCAGGTCGCACAGCCATGACGGCTCCATGCGGCCCATACTGGCGGGGAGGTTGATGTTGTAGAAGCGTTGGAAGTCGGCCGAGACCGCTACTCTGCATTCTCCAAGCGCGTCTTGGAGGCGCTTGATTTTCCCAGTGCCACCGAATAGAACGTGGTCAGGGACACCAGCAGCACGTACAGGTTCTCCAAGGTGCGGCCACGGGTGAACTCGTCCCACTGCTTCTCGTCGGCCGCGATTTCGCGGTAGAACATGTCCGCGTACTGCACGATCTCGGCCATGAGGATGACGGCTTCGGACTCGTCGTACTTCGGCTTCTTCTTCGGCTTGTCGGCCTCATCGTCGCCGAATAAGCCCATGTCGCCCAGTTTCCCGTTGCGTTCGGAGATGCGCTGCCATGTCACCGAGAACTCGGCGGACTGGGCCACGTTCAGCTCCTGCGGCTTCGCCATGTCGGGCAGTCCCGCGAACAGCGGCTGTTCCTTGAGCTCGTCCCATGTCTCCGGCATCTTCGCGTTGTCGGTCGTGTTCTTAGTGTTCTCTGCCATCATCGGCTCCTATCCGTGGAAAAGAATGATTCTGAAAAGCCCTATCCGTGGAAAGAGGGGGTTCCTTGCCGCGCGGATAGGAGACGCGGCAAGGAAGAGACGGGTCAGACCGTGAAGTCGGACGGCGCGAAGTAGGCGACGGACGTGAACTTGCCGTTCTTGTCATGCGGAAGCACGCTGGATGTCTTGATGTTCGCCTGAGCGGAGAACTCCACGAACGAATCCGTGGAAAGAGCAGGCAGACTGGAGAACGCGATGTCCGAGTTCGGCAGCAGCAGGCCGGCACGGCCGGTCGTGTTCGTGTCGGACCACAGGATGAACAGGGACTTGTTGATGGGGGTCTTCTCCAAGGAGAAGGCCACGCCGGCGCCGGTCATATCGACCGCGTTGTAGAAGGTCTTGAACGTGCCCTTGTCGCCCTGCACCGAATTGAACGTCACAGTGCCGGTGGTCTGGGCGTACTGGGTGCGGAACGCCGCCTTGAGCCAAGTGCTCAACGTGGTGGCGTCGCCGCCGTCCAACGCGAACTCGGGCAGGTTGTCGTTCGACATGTGGCCGAGGTTCGTCCACATGCCGTCGCCCACGCCCACGGTCGCCGCCTCGACGGTGAACTGCTTGAGCAGTGCGGAGGTAATGATGGTCTCGGCCTTCGCCATGAAGATCGTTCCTCGGACGGCGGTCAACACGCCGTCGTCGTGGATGCCGATTTCGTCAGCCATATCGTTTTCCTTTCAAATATGGAAAACCCCGCAGCCGTGTAGGCGTGCGGGGTCTGATTGTGTGATTGATGGTTTTTCAGATAAGGTCAGCCGCGTGGGGACGCGGCCTGTATGCGTTTCGTGGAAGTCCACGCGACGATGCTTTTGGAACTGGTCATGTCGCCGGAAGACCGGGACTCGAAACCGGGATTGTCCACTATCCGCCCGATCTTCCCATAGTCGGTGCCGGGCCGGTAGGGCCATGCGGATATGCAACGGTGCAGCCATCCGCAGATGCGGGCCACCCGTTCCGGGTCACGGCCCAACACCGTCAAAGACAGCGTGTACTGCCATATCCAAGCCTTCAGATTCCAGTCGGGCTGCTCAGGAGCACCGCAATGGTAGAGAATCACGTCATGGGACAACAGGAGCGAATCCGTGGCGGGCGTGACCTCCGGTTGGATGACCGGCCTGAAATCACGGTTCTTCCATTCGACGGCGTCCAGGTAGGCGCGTGTCATGGCGACCGCATCCAACTGTTCCCTTACGGAAAGGTCGAATATCGTGGGGTCAGACATATTTCGCCTCCGACATGATGAACAATCCCGGCATCCAAGCCAGCGGGCTTTTGATGCCGTACTTGTGTTCCAGCCACCGGTTGAAGTAGCCGAACTCCAAGTGAGAGGCGATCTCGGAACCGTCACGGCCCTTGACGCTCATGATGACGGCGGTGTGCGTGCCGTGAGCGTGAGTGCTGATGTCGATGCGGTTGGCGACGGACGAATGCTTCGCCTTCATGTCGGCCAGCGCCTTGGCTTTCGCTTCGACCTTCTCCGCCACGGGACGGGTCGCTTCGGCTCCGAACAGTATCGCCATGTCACGGTTCAGCACCCTTGCGGGCTTCAAGTTCACGTACCCCATGTGCGGCTCCCCTCGGGCGGGACAGGCGGTTTCAACCCGTTGTCCTTGGTCGCATGGCCGATGCATCTCGCGGTGATGTTCCAATGGTGGGCGGCATCCGAGGCGTGACGCATCTCCATAGGCGGGCCGTCAACCTCGTAACAGGCGTTATCGAGCCAGAACTGCGTGTTGATGTCCCCATGCCATTCCGGCGCGAGAACGATCACCAACGCATCCTCGCGCAGGCCACCGGTCGTTTGCGGCGTGGTGTCCTGCGCCCAGTTCTTGGAAAACGTGCTGTTCTTATTGATTCGAGGCTCGAACGAGCAGTAACAGTAGGAGGCGTCCCCATCCGGCACGGTGCCGGAACCGTAGACGGTTTCGACCGGTTTCATCGGCTGCACCACGATCATGTCGCGGTGCAGAAGGTCATCCGTGATACGAGGCTCCAACTCGGTATCGTCGTACAGGTGCCCGCCGCCGAGTTCATCCAAATCAACACCGTCGTAAAGGTGTCCCAAGTCCAATGTTTCATCGGCCATAGGGCCTCACAATCCGTAGATTCGGCTCAACCCGACACCAATGGTGCCTACGGGGCCGTGTCCCTCCGCGTAACCGTCAAGCAACTGCTTTTCGCGTTTGCTCACATACAGGTTGGGACTGGCATCATAGGCGGGCGGATTAGGCTGGGGGTCATGCTCCTCATACGAATAGTTGCCGTTCGACTCGGATTTGAGCCGGTGCCATCGCATGACGCGAATCACCATCGAGCAGACCACGTAGGCGAACGTGTCCTCGCTCAGGTCGCCCGAATTGAGGCGGGGTTCCGCGTTGCCGGATTCGGTCAACGCCATTTCGGCGGCGATACGGCAACGTGATTTCACCCATTCGTTCGGATAGGCGTCGGCTAGCCCGGGCTGGTCAAGCAGACTGACCTGCATGTGTTTCATCCAGTCGATGCCGTCAACGCTTGCCATGACGGCTCCTACAGGACGTTGGCCTTGAACGTGCTGACGGCATCCTGCAATACGGGCAGCGCGGAGCCGTTGACCCAGATATCGTAGTTGGCCGGAGCCTGATGGGAGAGCATGGCGGCGACAAGACCGTCGTTGACGCTCTTGTTGATCTCATACTCGGAGTTTTGGGCTTCGGCGGTCGGGCCGGAAGCGGTGAAGCCAAGGGTCGGGTCGTTGAACGAGGGAAGCATGACGAACGTGGCATCGGGGATGAGCGTGGTGGTGTCCACGTCCATCTTGAAGCCGCCGTCCAGTTCAAGGTTCTCGTATTCGAGGTCGAGCATACGCACGTCGTTCAGCTGAAGCTGGCTGGCGAGAACGCCCAGCACCTCGTCGCGGGACAGTCGTGACTTGGAATGAGCCAAGTCCATGCCGGACACTTCCTGACGGAACTGTTCGTTGACGCGCAATGCGTCGATGACCTTCGACGTGGTGAACGCGGCGTGCGGTGTACGGCCCTTGTTCTTGCGCATGACCTCAATCCAACCCTGAACGTCGGCAATCGGGTCGGAAGTAGCCTGGGACCAGAGAGTGGTCGGAGTCTGATTATGCTGCTTGGCCGGACGGCCGAACGAGTAGACAACGTTCGCGCCGTTCTCGTTGATGGTGATCTTGCCATCCATCATCGCGGAGATGGACTCAAGTTCAAGGGTCACGCCGGCGGTCTGGCCCAGATGCGTGGTCTTGGCTTCGGCCTTGTCGTGGATGAACTGCTTGTCGTTCGCGTGCTTGGCCATATCACGTTCGGTGATGTGGTCCATGCCGGACAGGGGCAGAAGGCCCGTATGCTGTTCGGCGGACTGTTCGACCATCGAAGTGTGGCCGATCTCGGCGTCCAGCGCACGACGCTGCATGGCGTTCGTGGAGAGCGTCGGCAGATTCGGCGTCCAAGAAACGGTCCATTCGCCGTCATTGGACTGGATGGGGAACATGGTGGAGAACGGGAGAATGCCGTTCACGTAATCGAAGCCCGCCTGCGCAACCTCGGTGGCTTCGCTCGGCGGGAAGATTTCCTTGTCCAATGCCATTGGATATTTCCTTTCAGATATGAGAAAACCCGCCACGAGGGGCGGGTTTCAAAGAATCGGTTTAGACGGGGTGTCAGGCGATGGTGATGGTGTTCGACTTGTTGTCGGTGCCGACCCAAGTGCCACCGGTGATGGCACCAGAGGTGTTCTTGGTCAAGGTGATGGACTTCACGCCCACACCAACGGAACCGGCAGCGCCAGCCGAACCGGACAATGCGGTGACAGCATCATCCTCGACATCGTAGAAGCAGCCGCCCCACTTGGCCTCGTCGGCGGGAACGACCGGCAGCTTGCTCTTGATAATGTCGCCACGGTAGCGAAGGCCCACATAGGTGTCATCGACCTGCCAGCCGGAATAGGTGACGTTCACGGCGACGGCGGACTCCAACAGGCCGGCGATGGCGGTCTGACGGCCATCGGTAGCCTTCGGGTCATACGGGCCGTAAGCGCCCTTGTTGGTGCCGCTCGTGATCTTGGCGAGCGGAATACCGGAACGGATGTAGATGGTCGTGGCTGTCGGGCTGACCCCGGTCAGGTACTTGTTGCGCAGAGTCTCGTCATCGACGTTGAACAGTTCGGGGACGATGGTCACGGAGACCACGCCGCCCGTCTGCTCGCCGAAACGCCACTCATTGTTTTCCTCAACGGTGGTCAGGCCGGTGCCATGCACCATTTCAATAGGAAGCGCCATGAGTATGGCTCCTTTCATTTGGTTTGCTTGTTATGGTTGCGGCGGCGGGCGTTCTGACGGTCCATCGCACGCTTGTAGGCGTCGCCGCGCTTTGGTTTCGGATTGAACTCGCCCTCGGGGTTCTCGGCCTTTCGGCCCACGCTGCGAAGAGCCTCGGCTTCCGGCACCTGAACACGACCGTTCGGCTGAACACCCAACGGCGAACCGGGTTGGATGGGGTTGAGCTCCGCATAGGACTTGGCGAAGTCCGCGATATCCTCCGGCGTGCCATCACCCTTGTACAGGGCTTCAAACACCTTGTCAGTGACCTGCGGATACGTGCTCTTCGCAATCAGACGCGCGTTGTCGGCACGCACCTGGGCAAGCTCGGCCTGAACCTGCTGCACCTGCTTGAGGTTCGCTTCGGCCTGCTTCTCGTTCTTACGGCTCATCGCCTTCCACTTGGCGAGCTCGTTGTCACCGGGGTTTTCCTCCGGCTTGACGTTTTCATTGTTTTCCTGAATGTCGGCGGTCGTTTCTGCCGCGCCCGTTTCAGGCTGAGACTGCTGAACCGTTTCGGTTTCGGCAGTGTTCTGTTCTTCCTTGGTAGGCATCCGCCCGCCCCTTTCATTCACGCGGCCAAACCGAGGGTCGACCGCAGGTATTGGAGCCACGCCCTCTGATAGGACATGGCTTGTCTTAAATGCACCGAAGGCCGGAAGCTGTACTTTCGACCCTCGAATGGAAAATCGTCTTCCTCGCCCGTATCCAGCACTTTCTGATAATGCTGTTGAAACTCCATAGCCCTCGCATACATGCGCTGCAACGCGGTGCGCGTCATCTTCAGGTCGGGGATATGCCATTCCGGCGCGGGAGTGCCATCATCGTATTCACGCCGCCACTGGGACTGCGTGAGAATCGGCCCGATCTCGCTATGCGATTCCATGATGACGCGCACGCTTTTCAGGTCGGCGGCTGACGTGCTGCCAGCCTTCCTGTAGATGGCGTCCAAATCCTCCCGGTTGAGTTTCAGACCGGGGTCATTGTTCGCGGTGATCGGGGCGACGGTGCATTTGCAGTTGTTGTGCATGGGCAGAAGGTCGGCCGTGGAAAACACGTTCGTGGCCGCGACGGCGCACAGGCCGCACGTGCCGGTCTTGGAAAGCTCGGGGTGTATGACCCTACGGTATTTTCTGACGCCGGAACCGTGGAATCGTTGCGTGGCCGCACTGTTCATGGCTATCTGACCATCGGTGTTCGCATTGTCCGTCAACCGTTTCACGGCGGCGTCAAGCCAATCATCGACGGCCTTCTGCACGTAATCGTCCAGATTGTCCCATGCCAGCGGGCGTATCGACGGGTCCCTTACGGCCATGCTCCGATAGGCGTCGGCAGGACGCACGCTCACCGCCCAAGGGTCGGTGTTGTCCCTTGTGACGATGTATTCGGGAATCTGACCATCCGAAGGCATGTTCACCATGCCGAGCATCACGTCCGCATAGGAGACGCCCAGATGACGCATGGCTTTGATGAACGCGATCTGGTTCTGTGTTATCCACGCGGACACGCCCTGTGTTATCGCGTCGTTCCACCAGTCGGCGGGGTCGAGCGACTTCCACATGTTCCACGCACGCTGCACGTAGGCGTCGACCAGCGCCTGACGCTGCCGTTCCATGACGGTCAGCGCCTGTGTCATGTCGGCCATCACGTCACCTCATTGGTGGAGTCCAACGTCTCGTCGCCCAGAACGTCGTTCAGGTCAGGGATGGTCGATGTCGAATCCAACGTGTCCTGCAAGGTGGGAGCCGACTGCTGTGAGGTCTTGCCTTCGACCAGAGTGTTCTCCTGACTCAGGGCGGTGGCGAAAGCCGTGTCCTGCAAGTCCTGCATGGCTTCGGCTATATCCATCTCGCTCATGTTCAGGAACCGTCGCATGATGGTTTTGACCGGCAGCAGTCCCTTCACATAGTTGGCAGCTTGCGCCTGCTCCAAATCGGTGGGAGTTTCGACCGGCTGCCACATCGTCTCGAAACGTTCATCGGCGGCGGACTGCTGGCCGCTTGCGACCAACGCCATGCGAAGCAGCAGCACGAACGCATCATTGGCACGCTCGTTCATGTCCTGCACCTTGAGCCTCAACATGCGGGTGGTGAGCTTCGCTCCCTCCGCGCTGCCGGAAACGTCAGGGCTGAGAATCGACAACGGGGTGCCGGACGCGCCGGCCAACTGTTTGATGTCCGTGTTCGCGGCGGAGACAATCGGCGTGATGTCCGTCACGGAGCTTTCGCCCATCTTCGCGTCCTTCGGCATCAGCCACAAGGCGGCGGGGCCAAGCTCGAACAAGGACGAGTAGTCGATCTTTTCGCCGGCACGCGCACGGTTGGCCTTCACGGCCGGGTCCTGCTTCGTGTAATACTCGGGAAGGTCGCCGGACACCCAACGCTGTTTGAACGCCTGCATCTCCTGAATGCAGAAACGTTGGAAACGCTGCTGGTCGATGGCGCTCAACGTCGGAAGATGAGGCTCGAACTGGCCTCGACCGGTCGCGGTCTTCAACTGGACGATGGGCAGGCAACCGCAGTCACGGGCGAAATCAAGACCATCGGAACTGGCCGCGCCCACCCATTCGAACAAGGCGGGCAACGACGGTTTCTTCTTGGAATCATCGTTCGCCAGCTCATACACGGCATCCTCATAGTCGGGACTGTCGGTCGGCAGCGTCCGCGACTCCACCTCACGTCTGGCGACACGACCATACACGTCGGTCACATTGCCCTTATCGTCACGGACCAGACGGTACAAGGCGATGTTCTCGGTGCCTTCATCCGCGTCATACGAGTAGACGATGGCCGCGCTCTTATCGTCGGAAACGACGGTATCCCAAGGGCTGAGCCTCGAAATGTAGGCCGGGTTAGGCGTCGACCACGCCTGCGCATAGGCGGCACCGTAAATCGATGCGTCACGCAGCATGTTCAACGATTTCAGGTTCATGCCCGACTTCTGCCACATGTCGTCTGCGGCGGTGGAACGTATCGCCTTGTCCGACACCAGACGGAAGCCGGTGGGCTTCTCCGAGGTGATGACCGCGTTCGCTATCGTGCTCGCCAAGTTCATCGGGCAGATGTCCACGAACCTGCGGTAGATGTCCGAACTGGTCACATCCATGTTGCGGGGGACCGCCTTCGTGGGTACGGTCTCCTTGCCGTCGTAGAACGTTTTCAACCGGCACAGCATGGGGATACGGTTCACCAGCCGGTTCGCCAACCGGGTAAGCACCACGCCGTCGCCTCCCGGTTCGACATCATCGGGAACCAACGACTCCAACTGCACGGCCATATCTCACCGTCCTTCTAATAAGTCACTCGGGTAACGTGGGTGCGCACCCTCGGCGCACGGGAACTGGCCTGTTCCAGATAACGGGTACGCGCCGTATATGCGAGGACGCCTGCGATGCAGGCGTCTATCTTCAACGGACTGTTCGGCGTCTCCTTGTACACGAGGTACTGAGTGGAGCCATCGGCGTTCGTCCTGCGCAGATTCTTCCTTCGCGCGTTTCTGAAATGCGCGAGAAGCCTCGGATCGGCCAACAGTGCGACATCACCGATGACGGGATTGTCCTCGTCATCGCACGCCGTCCATTCACGGCAGAACGCGGTATGCATGTCCACATACGCCTGCTTCATGTCCGACTCCCAATTGTTCGTGTGGAACATGATCGGGTCGCCGTTGTTGCGCTGGCCCACAAGGTCGAGATACGAGTAGTCGGTTTCCCAGCCGATAATGAGGTCACGCCAGCCGTGGACATCCGCGAAGAAGCCGACAACGTTGTAGTTGTCCAGCATCCAGCGAACCTTGCGGTCGAACGCCTCCACATCGACCTGCCAGTCAGCGGCCTCGGGGCCTTCGGGCTTCTGTTCCAGTTTGATAAGGAACAACAGGCCGTCCCTGACACGGCAGCCGACCAAGGCGGTCGCATCATCGGAAAGCGAACCGTCGAAGCCAAGCGTTATCTCGTCCTCGTCCGAAATAATGTCCTTCCAAGGCGCTGCCTCGTCCAAGTCAGTGCCCTCGGGAACGCCCGCATACAATGCGATGCCCGCGAGATGGCTTTTCAACAGGGATTCGGACAGCCAAGCGTCGGAAACGCTCGTGAGACTGTTCAGGTAGTAGCGAATCGAATCGCCCACATCGGAAGCCGGGTCGAGAATATCCGCGATAGGGCCGCGAATATCAACCCAGCCGTCCTTCGACGGGCCCGGCTCCACTCCGGGGGAGCGAAGCGAATACCCGTCATCGCTCACACCCTCGTCGTTGACCGGCACGATATTGCCGTCAGCGAGAATGATATGGTCCTTGCCGTCCCTTGACTTCGCGGCGGAACCATACGCCTCATACAGGCCATGCTTCAGTTTGCCCGCGTCGCCCAGGTCCTCGATGTTCAAAGGCGAATACCTGTGGTCGAACAGCAGCTTCGGGTCCTTGATGCGACCCTCTCGAATATCCTGAGCGTGCTTGTAAGTCTCCTCGGCAATACTGTTCTCGCCGGGACGATACATGGTCGTGGTTTCCAACACCCACGGTTCGGCGTCGCCCATACGCTTCGAGAGATTACGTTTCAGCGTATGATACGTGGCCTTCAACCGGGGAACGTTGTACAAGTGGGATTCGTCAGCGATGATGAACGTCTGCTTGCCGCCGTCATGCGTGGAAGAACCGGTGGCACCGGGCTTGATCGAACCACCCTCCGGCAGCAGGATGCGGGTTTCACCGACATCAAGACCATAACCGCGCAACTGGCTCAAAGGCCCGTTCTCGCAGTTGTACTTCATTACCTGATAAACGTTGTCCGTCTGTTCTTCGGCGGTGGCGATGCACACCACGTTCGGGCCCTGCACGGGACGGCCCATAGGCTCGCCCGGCAGATACTCGTAAGTCTGGCCGAGGAACGTGTAGGTTTCCCCGCCCTTCGCCCAACCGGCGAAACGGCATGGGCCCAAAGCCTCGAACAAACCCAGACGGCCACCCTTGCCGGACTTGTCGCAACCCTTGGGGCGACTCAGGAACACATGGTTGAAACGACGCTGCCCATACTTGTCGAGCGCGTAACAGTCCACGTAGAACCGCGCATACTCAGGACTCTCATACACGGGCATGTCATACGCGGGCTCCGAACCCACGACGCAGAACGACTGTATCCACCACAAGGCAAGCCAGCCAAGCGAACGCTCCCTATCCTCGGCGGTCAGATTAGGGATAACGTCATGCATCAGCCCACCGCCCGACGCTGCCTACGTGCTTCCTCCATGCTGATGACGTTCGAGGAACCCGAATACGAGGACGCCTTCAAATCATTCGCCTGAGGCGCGTCGAACTTCAAATCGTTACGCGCCTTCGGAGTGACGCCGATCATGGCCTCACGCTGGCGAATCTCAGCCGCCAGAATCGCACGCCCCTTACGGGAACGTTTGAAATCATCCTTGAGCAGCGCCGTATCCAACACGAAATCCCAGTCAGGGCCGACGCCCATACGCTGAGCCAACGGGCTACGACGCAAATCCTCATACCAGCGGCGAGTGACCGGCAACCATTCATCGCCCGTATCCGGGCGAACATCAGGCAGTTCCGGCCCAACCGGCTCCTCGGGACTGCTCAGCAAAGGCATCGCGGCTATCTTGGACGCCCTACGCCCGTTTCCTGCCATGATTCACGCTCCGTTTCCGCCCATTCCGGGCTGTCCGACGCACGGGCTTTTCGCCCCTGCACCGGTCGTGAACGAGAATGCGGTTCTCCAAAGTCGCTGAATGCGACTTCTCCAAAGGAACCTTCCACTCAAAAGCCGCGCCATCAGGCCCGGCACTATCTACATCGACCAGTCCGCCGCACTTCTGGCAACGGCCGGCACACTTCTCAATCACCTGCGAACGGGTGAAAGACTCGACAACCATCCGAGGCCGTTCAGCCGGTTCCACCGTCCGCTCATGCAACACGGTTTCAGGACGCGACGGCAGCTCGGGATGCAGTTGACGTTTACGGAAATACCTCAAACGGCACTTGTCCGAACAGAACAAGCGAGAGGAACGCTCAGGATCGAACCATTTGAAGCACACCGGACACATGCGGGTGCGCAGTCTCCTCAACGGAGTGCCGGAATAGTAGTTCCGGTTGTAATGCTCCCTGCACAACCCTTTGGCGCACACCGGGTTAAGACACCCGAACACAGCGCAACGCTCTATCGAAAAGCCGGCCTCGAATACCATTCGGCCTCCTCGCGGCTCCTACGCTTTTCCACCCGAGCCTCACCACTCTCACGAGCGGTTTTCTGCTTATGGTGATATGAGCACAACGCCCACAGGTTCGACGGGGAATCATCATCAGGCTCACCGTTCTTCGCGCGAACCTTATGATCGACCTCATTGGCAGGATAGCCGCAAATATGCTTCGCCCCCGTATGCCAGTCGGTCACAATCCACTGGCATCGATGGTGGTCCCGCTCTAATATCCGCTTGCGGGTCCGCTCCCATCCGGGGTTGAACCGTGCATCACGGTTGGAAGATGACCAAGCCACGATGACTCCTTACACGTAGGGGGCGGAGCCGGTGGGAGCGTGGCGAGCGAGCATTCCAACGGGGTTAATCCAAATACAGGGGATGTTGGTCCACGAACCACCGGCTCCTAGAGGCAATCCCGAGAATCGAACTCGAACCTGCGCTTTACGAGAGCGCCGCTCTTCCAATGAGCTAGAATGCCATGCCTCCCACTAGGGGAGCGCTGTTCAGTTATCGCCGCACGGCATGGCATGAAGCCGCCGCCGACATCCGGCGATGACCCAAGAAGCCGTCACCGCCTATAAATCGCCTCTTCTTGCAGGCGTTGTGGTGCCGGGGAGAATCGAACTCCCATCGCCAAAAGCAGCGGTGTTACAGACCGCGCGCACTCCACGTGCTCGACACCGTGGAAGCCATCCCAGACTCCCGCCCCCCCCGGTGAGGAAGGGGCACTCCTCAGCCGACGTCAACCCACGCGAAGCGGGGAATCAGCACAATGCCGTGCGGAGATTCTGCACGACGCCGGTTCACGGGCGGTCAAACCCCAACCGACAGTCACGACCTTGACCGGCCTTACTGACCATCCTGCGGATGATGCAAGATTTGCACTTGCGAACCTTTTACGGTTTACGGCCTAGCAAGCCGCCGCATTCGTCTACTCTGCCAATCATCCACGGCCACGCCCCCGGTCCAAGAAAACAACACCAATACAAAACGGAATCCCAGAGAACTCGACCTTACAAATCCTCGTAAAACTGTTTTGACGGTTCGGTTTTCAAAAAAGGCGTGGCCTAGTCGTGAGAGAGGGAATCGAACCCACAACACACCGGGTTTGAGCCGGCGTCCTCTACCAATTGGGATATCTCACGCAAATACAAGAAAACCCCGCGACTGCGGGGCCTCACCTTGTCAGGAACCCGAGCTTCGCTCCAATCCCCGACAATCCATCTACACGAGATTTTACTCACAACAAGCGTTGCAGCAAGCGTTGCAAGAGTATTCCCACCACCAATGAAACGCTAATTCAAAAAACAGCCCAGCAGATCATTCACGAGCAGAACCATTGTCCGTGCGGCCCCCACGTCTTACCGGGGTGGGGCTCTCCCACCCCCATGTGTGCGCGTGCGCGTGTACGCGCGTGTGGGCGTGCGCGTATGCGTGCGTACATGCGTGCGTGTGGGCGTGTGTGTGCGTGTGCGCATACGTGTGCGTGCGCATACATGCGTGGTTATGGGACTGTGAGCGGCGGCGGCATGAGGTTGAGTGATGTTGGCTCATGTTTGGTGATTGTTGCATGGTGCAACTGTTGTATGTGCAACTATATGAGTATGGGAGTAGTGGCGTGGGCTCTGTGGTTTGACGGTTTTTGTGGTGGTTATGGTGGTTTCGACACGCCGATAAATGTCAATGTTTTCAACGGTTTATGTGGTGGTGTGATTGTACAATTTGACATCCCCTTATGGGGTTGCTTATGATAGAGCCACAACGAAACGAGAACACAGAAAGGAACCCCGAGATGAACACCACGGAGATTAAAGCCAAAGCCTTTAGGGCGGCGGTGGACCTAGCCACGGTATGTAAGCCCTGCACCTATGACAACGTGCTTGACCTCACGGCCATGTCCCTCGGTATCGAGATGGACGACAACGAGGAATACCCCGCCGAGCTATACCGCAAGTTTGACAACGTGTGGAATGACCTCAACAAGTAATCAGCGCGGCCATAGTGGCTAACGCTAGGGTGCAAGTCCCTAGTCGCGCACTTAGTCCCCTCTATCCAAAACTCATAGTGAGCGGCGGGTAATCAGGCGGACATGCTCATTGATAACTAAAAAGTGTTGCCAAAAGTCGGTTGTAATCTGCGTAGTGAGAGTACGTCAAACAAGGTTGCATAAATGAGTTGCGTCTACCGGCGTCTAGCCTACCGGGCTAGTGAGGATAAGAGAGCGGGTATCCGGCATGGAATTGTCCCCGCTATGAACGTCGCCACTGGATAGAGTGGCAGACGCGGGGAGATAACCGCGCGACGGCTAAACCGGACGTTTGAAATTGTATAATTGGGCCCACTGAACCAGAGTGAGGTGGGCCATGAGTCTTAGGGAATTAAGGCAGAAGCGAGGATATACCCAAGAACAGCTAGGTAACAAGGTAGGCATGACGCAAGGTCGTATTGCCGACTTTGAAGCCGGTCGTAGATCCATCGGGAATATGACACTTGATAATGCGCTGCGGATTTGTGACGCTTTGCGTGTGTCTAATCCTCGTAAGCTCTTAGACGCTGACACCAAAGAGTCAGAGTCATAGCCCACTAATCTACGGTGGGTGAAAGTGCCACGTTCAGCGTGGTGTGCCCTAATCAATTCTTCGCCTGACTGTGGGCCTTGTACACAGTCGGCCTAGCTCACTGGGTTTATCCCATAGTCTAGGCACTCATAGCGTGTCCCAAGGTGGACGGGATACGCTGGAACCTGTTATATCGAAAGGTGGTGAGCCGTGCCGGTTGGCGATATCGTCGTTGACCCGCGTATCCAGACTCGACATCCCGACGTGTCCGCTGATTCGGTGCGCGTGGCATGGTCGAACGTCGTGCGGTTTATGGCGCGTGAGGATACCGACCCGTTGCGTTATGTGGCGGTTGGATACGACGAGTACGGGCGTTTGCTGGAAATGGTGGCGTTACTAGATGAGTCGGATCGTTGGCATGTGTTCCATGCCATGCGTGCGACGCCGAAGGTGCTGCGGGAACTGAAACTTTTGTAAAGGAGGAAGTGTCATGTCTTTTGTTGCGAAGGGTGGCCGTGTGGTCACTGATGACATGTTGGACAAGTGGGCCGACGATGCGGATAACGGCGAGTTCGGCGGAAGGCCGGGTGCGGTGTATTCCGGGCCTGTCGTTCCTGTCGCTCAGGCGGATGCTGTCAGTCGGACGTTTTCGTTAAGCGCTGACATGTCGGCCATGTTGGATGCCGTCGCTAAACGTCGTGGCGTGTCCGCTGATGACATCATGCGGCACGCGCTGGTGCGTGAGTTCGCGTCAGTGTGAGCTGTTCGGCGTGCTGGTTTTCCGACACGCCGATTTGTTTAAACCAAAATGATACGTTATGCTATCAATTATCAAGCCCAATCGGGCAAGACAAAAGCAAGTTTGAGAACTTAACAGTGTTTCCCTACATGCAAATGATACATTTTGCTGTCATAATTGGTTTACCTACTACTAGAGAAAGCGGGTAAGCCTATGGGACTTAAGGAACTGCGCAAACAAGCCGACTTAACACAAGTTGAGCTAGCCAAGCGCACTGGAATAGCGCGAACAATCATCAGCAGTTATGAGACCGGGCGGCGAGACGTTCGGAACATGACTCTTGAAAACGCTTTGAAGATATCCAGTGCACTCAACTGCCAACCGAGCGACCTGATGCGTTAAAAGAATGCGGCTAAGTAGCGCCAACTACCTAGCCGCGTGCCTTAAGTTGAAAGTTCTCTAACCAATCAATCAAATCGAGGCTGTGTTATCTTAGCACGCCTCACATGGAAGTGAGGAACCATGCGTAAAATTCTGGCGGCTTCAGCCGCGTTAATCACACTTTTCACCCTGTCCGCTTGCGGTAGTGATACCGCGAACATCCCGCAATGTGAGAACGAAGACGGCTCGGGTCAAGCTGGACTCTGCTACTGGGATAGTGCTCGAATGGGCAACGGACGCGGTACCGGCCTGTACATCTACCAAGACGGCATTCTAATTGACGAACGCTACTAAGTCTTTCAATCAGATTCATTCAGTCGCGCGGCTGTCTCCGCGCTTCATCAATTCAAGGGAGATTCAACAATGTCTATTGAGGAAATGTGGGACGCGCTGAAAGATGATTACGGTGTGTCCGAGCAGACTTTGCAAGTTGTCACCAATATCAATGGCTACAGTACCGACACCATGCATGACGTGCTGTACGCGGTAGCCGCCGAACGTCACTTCGATGGCGAGGTGGCATGATGGCACGCTACTTCTACGCTTTCCGCTGGGCTTATGGTATCGGCACGACATGGGATGATGGGTCATGGCCTGGGAGTCTCAGGGTGTTTGATTCGAGGGCTGAGCGTGACGCTTGGGTTGCCGACGACGTGTTTGATGGCAATTGGCATTGTGAGGCCATTACGGCGAAAGAGGCGCGTCATATCATGGCCGATACTGTTATCGGTTGCGACAATGAGATGATCGCACGGTTCGACGGTAGCCGGTCGGCTGTCGAACGGTACGCGCCTACCGCCGAATTGGTCAGGGCATGGCGGCGTATCGACATGCAACTTAACCCAGTTGCGTATATGGGTGAGTGATCGACCATGATTGACCATTACCGTTGCAAGTCGTTTCCCGTGGCTGTTGCCACTCAATCGCATTATGAGGCCAAAGGTTATCCCGTGGAGCTAGTCCCGTGGGGTAGGGGCTACATGGTACGAGTCCATCGTTAATAAATCGTTGTGGGGCATGGCGTTGTGGCCGTGCCCCTCTTGTTTAAGGGAGATTCAAAATGTCCATTACCGTTAAAGATGTTGCCGACATGGTGGAACGTGTTGACGAAAAACTATCGCCATTGACGCGCTATGACGGTTTCCAACCCTATGAGGGCATCTATCGCCTTGGCGACTGGGGATATGTGACGGAAACCGAATATAACAAGGCTTTCGAGCATGAAGATGGTTGGGCGCAAGACGCTTACATTTTGGACGGTAACGGTGTGAGCCATACCCGCATTAGTCAGCTAATTAACGAAGACGATACCGGTAAGGCAATTTCCGATTACATCAATGAGCGTTTCAACAATGACCAAATGGACGACGTTTTCTACACCGAAGCCACCGAAGAGGGTGAATGCTGAGAGTCTTCTAGCCGCCTACTTATTCCAGAAAATCAATCAAAATCGAATCTTTACAAGTGAGGTAAACCAAAATGAAGAAGCTGACCGATGACCCGTCGCGTAACGTGAATGCCGTGAGCGGCATGTGGGTGCGGTTGCGCAAGGATGGCTCGAAATATGATGTTCGGTATGTGAACGCTCGGGTTAGACGAGTCTGGTCACTTTCCCAGACTTCGCAGGGCACGGCGTGGAATGTTCAGGCCAAGGGAGTCCAGTATGAGGACTTTTTGAATGGCATGAGGTCAAGCTCCGTTGACCTTGAGCATGGTTGGATGCTCATACCCGATTCCGAGCGTATGAAGACAGTGCCGGTGCCGGTACCTACCGGAATGGACGCTAAAACGGTTGGCGGCATTGTCGCGCACCCATCGATCGATGCAAACTGGAAGTGTGAGGAGGAACGCTTCACGAGCAATGTTCAGTGGCCGGTGCCTATGCCCGAGGACGCGATATTGGAAGACGAGTTCATGGATGATGAACCCGCGCCGGATACACAGGAGATTCCCGAAGTGCCGCCGAAGGTGAACAGTTTCGCCGTCTCCTATTGTACGATGCCTGACCTGATGATGGCTAAGGAATGCCCCGAATTGCAAGGTTTGGGCCCTATCCGTCACTTCCGTACCAGCAAGGGCCGCAAGGTGGCCTACGTTGCTTCGGCCAATGGCAGGTGCGTTGTCGCCTACCGTGCCCGTTATGAGCGTGGCAGTGACAGGCAGTTGGAAAAGGCGGTGGCCGATTACGTGGCTACCGTCCGCGACAAGTGGGTTAAGGCGGCGTGACATGAGCGAGATTCGGGAGAAAGCCGTACGCCTGTTGTTGCAGGCGGCTTACGAGATGGCCGCCGATAACGCGGATAGCGTGGCGGATATCTTCGACTGCCAGCATGGTTTTATCGATGATTTACGCCGTCGTGCCATGCTGAAGCTGGACAAGCCATACACCGCGCCGGACTTCGATACTGCGGAACAGCAGATAGCCGAAACCGGTTTGTCGTTGGACATGCTCGACAAGAGGGCGCGTGAGGCGTTCTCACAGAAGTATTCCACCACGTATGACCGGTATGAGTGCGCTATCGGCTGGTGCATCGACGACATGCTGGGGTGGGAATGATGGAAGTCAAGATACCCACTAGCAAGATTCGTGAGGTTCTGGAGTCCTCTGGCTATGCGTATACGCCGGATAATATCGCGGCGGTGCGCGCCAATATTCCGCTTCACACGTCTGATCTGATTTTGGCGGCGTTGAACGCCACCGATCTGCCCGACAAGCGGTTTGCTTTGCCGCTGTTCTAAGTTCTTGCCGTCCAGCTTTTTCCTCACTTCCGCTGGGCGGCAACCCATTTTTTGCTACAAGCCAAATCAATATTTCTTTAGGAGATTATTATGAGCGCTTCAATCAAGCTCACCGTTTATGGCAATTCGACGCCGCTGAAAGGCTGGAGGCATGAGGATACCGTGCATACGTGGCTGTATCCGAATGCCACTTCGGATATGGTTGACATGCTGGACGCGCTGGAATCAGGTGTCAGCCATGACGATGGCTACGATGAATGCGACTATTTCTCGTTGGATGATTACGACGAGTTTCGGGATGGTCTCACACCCGAGTGGCGCGAAGTGTTCCCCGCTTTGCCTGACAATTGGGTTGGCAGTGACGCTGAAATCAGAATCTACTGGTGAAAACTCATATCTCATTCCTAACCCAATATGGTATATGATTGATACCATCTGTTAACCATTAAGGAGGTTGTTATGGGTAAGCTGGTAGCCAATGTCGATGATGACGTCAAGGCGCGCGCCGCCGCGCTCTACGATTCCATGGGCATGAGCCTGAGCACCGCCGTCAACATGTTTTTACGCCAGTCTCTGGTGGACAACGGATTGCCGTTCAAGCCGACGCGACACACGCCGGACGGTTATCCGGTTCCGCCTGTTCACAATGCATACATGTTCGAGCGTTCGGAGAAGGGCCATGTGATACTGCCCGCCGATTGGAATGATTCGGAGGATAGCGTCTATGACCAGTACGCCAAATGAACCGCGCCTGTATGACGTGTGGCTGATGTGGGTCGAGTTTCCCGACCATCCCGGTATCGGCAAGCCGCGTCCCGTGGTAATCACCGAGGTTGACGGCGATCTGGTGTCGGGTATCGTGGCGAAGATAACCGGCAACACTGATTGGGATGAGGCCGGTGACGTGCCGCTGCTCGACTGGAAGGCCGAGGGGCTGTTGAAGCCGTCGCTCGTGCGCTGTTCGCAACGCTTCTACTTCAACAGGAGCGAACTGCTGCAATGGTTCGGACGACTCTCGTTGAGGGACGCGGAGCATGTTAACGACGGATTGGAAGCCACGTTGGACATTCCACCATACAGGCGGAGCGTATAGCCGTTATCGTTTTCATGGCCTCATGGACTTGTTCTATGAGGCCATTCTTATAGAAACCATCATTTAGAACCGCATCATAGGGCTTTCTATGGTGCGGTTTTCACATAAATCAGCATTTAGACGGGACTTTAGAGCTGTCTATTGTCCCGTTAATCGTTTTACCGGACAATAACAAGGGAGTTTCCATCATGGATGAAGAAACCGAAGTCTACACGATTTACCAGCGCGTGACGCAGATCGAGAAGCGTCACGTCACCGCGCCGAAAGGCTTGACGTTCAACCAGTTGAGCGACTGGGTTGACGAAAACGGCGTTGGAGACCTGTTGGACATTGACGAACTGGACAACGATATGGTCAGCGCCGATTACGAGGACGGCTCTCATGTCAAGAGAAAGTGGGCGAATTGATTACCGCAATCTACCGTTATGAGCGTTTCGACCCCGCCGTCAACAAGGAGTTGTGGCGACGCATACCCGGCTGGAAACTACGTTTCACGTGGCTGAAAGCATGGCTGGAACACGATAAGGCGGCTCGAATCGGCTATAAAGCGTGGTTGTACGCGCGTGTTTCGAGTGGCGGCGAATGGCTGACCGGCGACATGCTGGACTGGAATCAGGAGGTGTTCAAATGAACGTCGAACGTATGGAGAAAGCCTTGCATGAGGTGTGGAAATATTACGACGAAGCGGGGGAGACTGGGGAGAACTATGAGCTTGACCCGGATAATCTCGCCAAGTTCGCCGCCGATCTGTGCAAGGAATACTCAAAATATTGATACGCTGAAGGCCACACCATGCCAGCGCCAAGCCAGTACATCGACGCTGAAAAGTGCTAGACTTGACCATTACCGGCGTTCAATGCCGTGTTGTCGCCCGGCTTCCGGGCGTGGGTTGAAACATTCTTACCATCAGTGCGTCCCGAGCATATCGTTCGGGACGCTTGCAACCATACCCAAAGGAGCTATTATGACTGACTTCGATACGCTTTTCGACGCAACCAACAATGAGAGCGGAATCATCATATTCCCCAACAATGACGTGATCATCGGCAATTGGACGTATTCGGGGCATGGCGTCCCGCGACTTTCCCCGTTCGGTGACGCGCTTGTTTCCACCGGCACCATCGATAAGGCTGAGGATAAAGGCTTGGTCAATATCAAGGATTATCTCACCGGAGTGGACGGTTTCGACATCGTTTATGACCGGAATAATGATTACCCGCAGATCAAGGCCGATGACATGGCGAGATTGTGGGAGATCGTCAACAATGACGAAACCCTACGAGTGCTCGCACCAGTCGATTGGAACTAGCGTCGGCGCTAATTGCCGGGCGGCTATCCCGAGTAAAAGAAATGCGGCCGGAAAGGCTTAATCTTCCGGCCGCGCCACTCTCAAACACTGTACAATCAATTCAAGAAGCGTGCTCAATATAGCACGCCTCACACGAAAGTGAGGAAATCTACCATGATTACATTCCACTTCAGCACCTATCCGGCAGACGGTGCCGCCAAAGTGTACGAAGACGATTCTTGGTGGCTGCATTCCGAAACCGAGGACACTGACGGTATCGAGCCTATCGCGTTCACACCGTCCGACCCCTTGGAGTCCGATTGGTCAACGGATATCGACAAGGCGTTGAATGAGGCCGGATACAGGCGACTCAGCGACATCTCCTACGATGAATACGATTCCACGTTCACTGCGGAACAGTTGAGACGATAACAGATAATCGGTTATCTGTTATAAACTAGCGATGCTGATAACTGATAACCATAAATGTGGGCCCGATTATACAAGAAAACCCGTGGAACACTCGGAATAGAGTCGTTCCACGGGTTTTTATATTGAGACTGTTAGAAGCCGCCACTGCCTCTCAAGGAAGCACACTAGGGCGGGGTTATAGGCCAAAATGTGTGTCCGGCGGTCTAGTCGTTCGACTGCCATTCGACCCGTGTGTGGAACTCGTTCCAGTCGATGCCGGTGCCGTATCTTGCGGGGATGCCGAACGTCTCGTACTGGCCTTGCGGGCTCCTTTCCCATGCCTGCCGGTAGAGGCGCTCGAGTCGTTCATCGGGCATCGCGTTGGCCGCGAGCCATGCGTCGGTCTCGGGATGCGCCGTGTGCTGATGGCACCACCAGCAGATCGCCTTCAGCCGTCTGACCAGCCGCAGTCCACGGTGGCGGCGCAGCATGTCGCGCAGGCGCGCGTTCCATGATTCGATGAGATTGTTCGTGGGCGGCACCGGGCCGACGGACGCGAGCCCCTCGTCGAGGAACGTGAACAGCTGACCCTCCCGGATGCGTCTGCGGATCATGCGCCGCGCCTTGACGAGCCTTTGGTGCATGTCGTTCACACTGCCGTCGGCGTATTCGCTCTTCTCGTCGAGGAACGAGGCGAAGTCCTGCTCCCACCGGTTGTAGGAGACCAGCCATTCGGCCGCGCCGCCCGCGTCCCCGACGCGGGGCAGGGACAGGGCCACCCGGCGCAGCTGCCTGCCGGCCTCCAGACGGGGCCGCCTGCCGGTCAGTTCGAGGATGTTGGCCTGCACGTGGAACAGGCACCGTTGGATCCGCGTATCCGGCCACGTGGCCTTCGCGGCCTTGAGGACGCCGCCCCCGCCGTCGCATACGAGCACGTCGGGCGGCGCGATGCGTGCCATCAGGCACTGCCATGCCGCCGCTTTCTCGCTTTTGGCGACATGCCAGCCGATCACGTGCCCGCCGGCCACCGCGATCAGGACCACCGCGTCGCGGTGCAGGTGGATGCCGTCCACATGCACCACATGATGCACCTCGTCCACCAGCGGCACGGGCGGCCACAGGCCCCACATGAGCTCGCACCGGCGGCGCAGCGTGCGTGCCGGCAGCCGGTGCTCGGCCTGCGACTGCTTCGAGAACAGCCAGTCCAGACCGCACCGCAGATCACGGGCGCTGTTGTCGCGCGACTGGGTGCGTGAGCTCCCGCAGCCGGCGTTCCGGCACCGCCACCTGATCCGTCCCGAGCTCGTCCTTCCGTTCCGCTTCATCGGCTCGCCGCACACGGCGCAACAAGGTGTGTTCATCCACCCAATCTGCCACGCCAACTCGAAAGTCACTCAACCGTTGTGCCGCAAGGCCTGACCGGCCATTCCGGACACACATTCTGGCCGACCTCGAGTTCCCCGCCCATACAACTCGAACAGGAGAAACGCCCACTGCCACAAAGGAACACAAGCCAAAACGGACACACATTTTGGCCTATAACCCCTAGGGCGGCATTCTCATGCTTGACCGACTACTTCAACGGAAAGTCGAATACCAGCTTGTATCCGCTTGTAACCGGGCCTTCCACAGGTGTGAATGTGAGACTACCGTTGTCGTTTTCCGCGATCAGGTAATGATTCGTGCATTCCTCGTTCCATTGGACTTCCCATACCGCGTCGGTCGGAACCTTTTGGAGAAAATCATGCAGCTCGTCAATGGAGATTCTAACCGGCATGATTCTGGCGAGCGTGGTCTTATCCACCTTGACTGTGGCGGTGGACTCCACGCTGTCATACGTTTTGATAGGCGTATCCTCTCTGGGGGTATCCGGTTCATCAATGATCGTTCCCACTGGTATGAAGTCGGGTGGAACGTCGGATAGGACACCCGTGAAAATATTGCGTGCCAAGTCCATGTAACGCTTCACAGTTCCCCCTTGGCTTTTCTCGTGTAGTATTCCTCAGCAGACAACAGTTCCAGAATCGGAGTCTGCTTATTGACCTCCAACAATTCCTCCCATGTCATCCACGGATGAAGACCCGCCAGGGTCCCACACCAAGATGTTTGATACGGTGCCTTGTCATCGTGTCCGAACAGCCAATTATCACTGCGGGGAGCATACCGTTTGATGATCCGTCCCCAACCGGTTTGTGACCCAAAGCGGATGCGCGCCCAGTATTCGCCCGGCAGTATCGGTTCCACGATACTCGGACGCGGCTTCTTCTTAGGTGCGGGACGAGTGGCGTAGGCGAAATCCTCCTCATAGACAACGAGAAACACCGAAACCGGTTCCTTTTCGACTCCCAGCTTCCATGTGGCTGAGACACCAACTCCGTCTCCCTCGACCTTAATCATGGAATGCCAATCAGTGCGGGACTTGAACCTGTATGTGTTCGTGCTGCCTTTGACGTGAATCAAATCGCCGGGCTTCAAGTCCTCCCAGCCGACGCGAATCTTCTTGCTCACCTGTGGTCCTCCTTGCCGATATCGCTGAATCGTGTGTAAAGCCGGTCGTTCACGACATACGTGTTGTAATCATCCTGTTGGATGTACCACCAGCGGTTTTGATGGCCAGCCTTCAAATACTCCTCGCACGTGTGGTCGATAGTGTTGTCAGGGTTGACCTTCTGCCTGAACGACAATTCATCAACCACGTTACTATCGGCCACGAGACCGGCTATCCGGTCGATACGCTCCGGCGTGAAATCGGGAGTGACCACGTACACGACACGCACCTTCTGACCGTCGAACCATTTGCGGGGCAATGCCAACGCCACGTCATCGGACAAGCTCGTGGGCCGCATGTGATACACCACGCGGCTGAACCTGACCTGCTGCATGACTTGAGCCACGTTGCGTCCGCATTGGAAGTAGCTGGTGTGCATCTCGGTTTCCGTGAGCCAGTCTCCGGCCCTGCGTATCGCCTCCCGGTAGAAGGCGACACGTTTCGACGCTTCCGGCTCGCGCATGGGGAACAGGGGGTCTCCGCCGCCGCTGAAGCTCAGGAACCTCATGGGGTGGCGTTCGCTTTCACGGCTGATGGTCCGCAGCGTGGCCTGCATGTCCGTCACCGGCACGTTCAATCCGGTTTTCCTTACGATGCAGTAGGGGCATGTCCAATGACAGCCGAAATTCGTGATAACCGAATAATGTCCGTTCATTGTGTTTCTCCGATCAGTTGTTCCATTTCACTCACGTTGTCCTGCTTGCGTTTCAACGCCACGCAACGACGTATCCACTCGTGTTTGCGCTTATAGACGTTTGTTATCTCCACATTGCTCAACAGTTCGTTGCAGGAGCAGACAAGCTGGGGAATATCCGACTCCGAGTCCGTTTGCACGACGGGTTTCTCCCCGCAGGCGGGGCATTCGGGAATCGGCTCGTCAATCACTGTCTTCAATCGTTGGCAACCGGTATTCCACTTCTGAACGTTCTCGTCTTCAAAAAACGGGGCGAACGAGAGGATGCTTTCGACGTGATCGCACCATTCCAAGAACTGCCACGAGTCTTTTTCCAGATAGTAGCCGCGGTAGTTACGGGTGACGCATGCATGCTTCAGTTTGGGTGTGAGTCCGCAGATGGGGCATGGTTCCACTACCGGTGGTTCAGGTTCCGGTTTTTCGACCGGTTCCGGCTCCTCCAAGCGCAACAGTCGTTTCAGCCAGTTCACATGCCCCTCAATTCCATCGACTCGTTGAACGCCTTCTGAAACGCTTCGACACCGGCGTTAACGGCGGTTTGAAGCTGGTCAGAGTTGCAGCCCACCCTCACCCTCGCTTGAAAAGGCGCGTCAAGGGCGGGGTCTTTCAGAAAAGGCATGGCACCGGTCGAATCGATTCTGACGGGAACGTCAACCTTGAAGGCAGTCAGCTTCCCTTCCTCACAGTTCACGCTGAGCCACACCGACGTGGAATCGTAGAAAACATGCTTGTTTTCCTCGTTCATTCATCCTCCTCGTCATCATCTGATTCAACGGACACATGCATCATGTCCACGGCAAGCGACAGCAATCCACACGTGGTGACCGGCGACTGGTATTCGGGCGTGTACACGCCCAAACGCCACAAATCCTCGTGCATGTCCTGCAACGTGCTGCGGTCAACGATCACGACGTATGGTTTCACGCCAAGAATCGGGGACAACGCCTTGCGTACCCGGGTTTCCATGTCTTCGGTTTCAGTCAACTGATTGTCCTTTCATGGTTTGGGTGAATGCCGTCTGGAATGCTTGAATACCGGCTTTAACGGCTTTTTCGACGGAACCGTTGGGCGGCGGAGTCACGGTCACGTGCGCTCGTGGTTGCATGTCTTCGCCTATAAGCACGCTGTCCGGTTCCAGTTCGCCCACCACCGGGACTTCCACGGTGAACGTGGCCAGTTGGAGCGCTTTGGAGTACAAGCCCAATTCCACTTCCGTGGTGCCAAGATTGATGCTCATTGAGTAATCTCCCTGTGTCCGAGGAACTTGTTGACGAAGAACGTCTGACCTTTGCCCGTGACTTTCGGTGTCTTGTTGATGGTCGTGTGACCGTCCGAGTGAACCACGGTGGTTTCCTTGATCTCGAACAATCCCAATTCCATAGATTTCTGCGTGGGCATGTTGCGAGAGCTACCGGTTTTCATCAGCCATCCGTTATCCCTCAGCCACGCGAACAAGCGCGTGCCGCCAATATCCACGCCATTGCCTTTCAGGACTTTCGCCAAGTCGCCCACAAGGATGCTGGTCTTCGAGGTTTCCACAGCGTCAGCGAACAACGCTTTGGGACGCATCCGTTCGACCTGTGCTTGGGCCTTCTCCTTTTCCGCCCGCTCCTGTTTGATTTGTGTGGCAAGCCGGATAAGAAAGTCGGGTTCGGTGACTGCCTTTTCCAAAGTCGATTCGGTCATGTACGCGCCATGTTTGCGAATCGATGGCAGCACCTCATGCGTCACCCAGCGTTTGAACTCGCGAGCCTCGGGCTTGCGACTGCGTAACACGAGGGAGTACAAACCGGACTCGGACACGAAAACGGGTGCCTTGCCGCCGTTCTGAGCAATATCCGTACTACGGATATTGGTGATTTCATCGGCATCGAGGTATTCCCGAATATGGTTGGTGGCCGTACCGAGAATGGCGCATACGTCCGCTCCAAGGAACCACGGGTTGCCGTGTTCGTCAGTTAGGATACGCACCTGAATGCCGTTGAAGTCGAATGGTTGAATCTGGTTGCTCACTTGTCGTCTCCTTCCTTGGATTGGTTTTGCGAAGCCTGCATGATCTCCCACACGTCCGCGTCCTCCGACAGGCCGGACGCGAGACGGTAGAAGTCACTGAACCGGTAAAGCGGATTGCTGTACGCATCCTCGCCCTGCTGAGGCAACTGGCCTCGATGTATCCAACTACGCAAAGTGCTGCGGTTCACGCGCATTCCGCACGCCTTGATGATGTCCAACAGTTCGCCACGGGTTCTCACCGCCTCCGATTGAAGGAGACGTTTCACCCGTTCCGCCCTGATAAGGGCTACCGGCATACTGAAACCGCATTTCGGGCATTTCGCCGTCTCCGCGTCCGCATAGCAGGAAAGCTGGCCCAAGCACTTGTCGGCGGGGCACGGCCCGTACAATACGGTTTCCCCGTCATCGTCCGTGAGGAAACGACGCAGCTTACGGGTCAGACTGTGAACCAGTTCCGCGTACACGGGGGTGCTGGAATGCTCCATGAGTTTCGGATGATTGGCGATACGGTGAACCATGTCCGATAGTGGCGTGGACTCGGGCAGGTTGATTTTCAGGCTCCGCATCCACTCGTACAAGGTGCCTTGCAAGCCCGGATAACCGTGGTCATCGTCCGCGTACAGCAGATCATGCAGGGCTTCGCGTAATGGTGCGGGAGCGGTGCCGGATTGACCGCCGCCACCGTTCTTGTGCCCGTAGGCGCGGTTGATGCGATACTCGCACAGGTCGGGCAGACTGCGTTCCAACCATCGCAGGTCGCCGGATAACTGGCTGGCGTGCTTGTCGCACAGGAGATTCAGATTCGGTTCGACGCCATGTCCGATAAGCATGGACGGCGCGTCGGTGACGATATCCCGCCAGCAACCGTGGTAACGGCAGAGCCTCGTAGTTTCAGTGGAAAAAGACAATAGTGACCTTGACCTTCGGTTTTTTTGAAGGTCTCGGACGTGTCAGCAACTCTTAATTATGTCATCAAACCGGTTATTGTTCAGCCGGACGGCGTGTCGCCAGAACCTCGTCCAACGCCACGCCCAAACCCGGATTGAAACCACCGCCCTCACGCCTGCGCTTGGGTTTCGCAGAAGGCAAGCGCAACGGGTCACGCGCGGCCAACGCCACCCGTCGAGACTCGTCCGGGGAACGGCCCATCATGCGCTGCCGGCGATACAGCCACGCCTGATCTTCCACCAGTCCCAGACGTTCGCACTCCCGGCCTATCTGCGCTTCGGACGGTTTCGCACCGTTGCGCAGTTTGCGGACGATGGCGTTGATGTCGCCGGAACCGCACCAGCGACCCGTGCTGTTGTCCGCGTAGAAGCGTCGAACGGCCTCACGCGCCTCTGCTGCCGTGATATCCGAACGCAGTTCCGAATGGAACGCGTCAAGCTGAACATCATCCCACTGGGCGTTGCCGTGATGCGCGTTAATCAGCGACAACAACGCCGCCGCCTCACCTTTGCTGAGCATTGAAACCTCCCTGCGAGTATCGGGCACGCTCCTCCTCGGTCATGTACTGCCAGGTCTTCGCCATGTTCGCTTCGAGATTCTGCTGACTGCGGGACTTGACCGGCTGGACTTGCCGTGGACTCGGGGTTTCCGGTTTGGGTTTCTCCCAGTTGCGTGCGTACAGTTCCCCGCCGATGAACCGGCTGAACGTCTTCACGAACCGTTCCTCGGTGGCCCCGACATACGCTCGGGTTTTGGCTTCAAGAAACTCACGCGGGTCAGCCTCGCCAGCGGCTTTCACGATCTTGGGCCATTCGATTTCCAACTGCATTCGAGCCTGAGATGTCTTCCCGTCGAACCTGTTCGTCGGGTAAAGACGCTCAAGACTGTCGAGCAGTCCAGCGAAGTCAGGCTTTGAGGGGGTAGGGGGAGTTGAATTATCTTTAGATAATTCATTCTGGTGTTCTGGTGTTCTGGTGTTCTGGTGTTTGTCCCGATTCAGATGACTTTCAGACGGCTGAATCGCATCTGAATCGGAGGTTTTCACCTCGTTCTTATTTTTTTGGTAATTTTCAGCATTGCTTTCGCGCTTCTTTTGCACCTGTTCGCGACTACGATTATGCATAAGATAATCGTGAATGTAGTACCCGTTGTTCCCGTCCGGTTCGATCATGCCGACATTGCATAGTGCTTCAAGTTCTGAATCGGTGATATCCAGCACGTAAAGCGCATCATCTTCACTGATATGACCGTCTGAAAGATTATCTCCGCAGAAGGTAAGCATCATCGTGAACGCGCCTATCGCGCTCGGGCATGTGTGCCTGAGTTTTCGCACCTTGCGATTCATGTAGAAGCCGTTGACGAGCTGCACGTATCCGCGCCTTGCCATCGGTCAATCTCCTTTCCGGGCTGGTTCGCGTCCTAGTCGAGGGAGAGCGGGAAGAACGGTTCCGGCTTGTCGAGCTTGTACCCGCAGTAGGGGCATGCCACGTAATATGTTCCGACGGTCTCGCCGCAGTGAGCGCATTCGACGTATCCGAGGCTCATGATCGTTTCTCCTTGACCGGTTTGCAGTTGTGTGGCGTTTGTGAGATTCTGCTGGTCTGGCATGCGTATGATCGGCTGCCGTCGCGGAGGATGATGGTGTCCGCCGTTGCTTCACCCCAGCAGAGACAGGCGACGAGGGCGAAGAACAGTACGGAGAACAGTACGGCGGCGGCGATGGCGAGTGTTTCGGCCTTGCCATCGCGACTCATTCGTTTACCGCCTTCCGTGCGATTTCGAGCATCTCCTTGGCCTGTCTGATATATCCCTCATGGAAGCCGGGAATCTCACCGGCATAATTCCATGCGTCTTCCTCGTCTTTCGCCGCGTGGCTATCGACGCCATCCCATTTGCAGCTGTTCCAGCAGAGCCGTCTCGCCACGGCCTCAATCTCTGCATTCGTGGGTGGTGCGTTGCGGCCACGCAGGTAAGCTTCCTGCAAATCGTCCGTGTCGCAGTAAAACAGTTCCTTGACATGCGTTCCTTCCCAGTGGCGGGTCGGATACGCCTTCTCGGCTTCCTGTTCCGCGATGCTCATTCCCACATCTCCGTTTCGTTGTTCCTGTAGTTCTTGCATTTGAATATGCGCGCTAATGCGTCAGCATCATCCAACGTTTGTTGCGGTATCGGGTTGAGCATCCCGGTCAGATAGTCGCGTGCCGCTACAGCTATCCGGGCTTTTCCCCGCACTTCCCAGAGGATCAGCCTGTACCCATCGAGCATGTAGGTAAACTTTTCTCGACCTTGTCCAATCCGCCCATCACTCACCGTCCTTTCCGATTTTGTTGGTCTCCTTGTATGGGTTTCCGCTTGTATATGGCGGGAAGTCGCATTCATGGTCTTTCCAACCGGCGGCATAGCCTTCTCGCCATGCTTTGCGGCGTTCGTGGTCCAACTGTTCTGAGCTGTGTATGGTTTCTGGTTCGTCGTCGCTTTTCTCAAGAATGTACATGAGTGCGGTGTCGCTGGTGCCAGACTTGGTATCGGTTGGGAGGCAGTCCACGCGCGTAACCCGCCAGCCCTCGTCCAGCCGCCTTCTGAGCGTCTCCAGATTGGCCAAGTAACGCCTTTGGGGGCGACCATCCCAAAATATCGGGCAAGCCTTGTATCGTCTGCTCATTTCGTGTCCTCGCTTGTGAGAATCGCTAGTATGGTGTCCTCGCATTCCGGTTTTGGCAGTGGTTGCGGTGTGCTCATATCCTCGTAGTACTTGTTTAGAGCGTGCAAGCTTGGCTGCGTGTCTGGACTGTCGGAATCGTAAAATACGATCAGCCAGTCATGCTGCGAGTTTTGCGCGTATCGCAAGTGCAGTGGACAGAAGAATCGCGGCTCATTATCACTTGTGAACAGGCACAACCAGTCTTCGTCATCGGTAATCTCACTGGTTACGTTTTCCTCGCTTGTATTCCAGAAGTCGTATTCCATGTGGCATCCCGGGTAGTCACATTTTGCCTTGTAAGTTGTTCTCACTATCATGCTCATTTCGTGTCCTCAATCATGGTTTCGAGGGCAGCGACCGCGTTCTCACTGCGGTTCTCGGCTACTGCCTTCCAGAATTTCGTATGATCCAGGTCATTTCCTGTCCCTTTCCCAAATGTTCTCAACCATCCCGCACCACTTATCCCATGCTTCCTCTCTCGTATCGGCATAAGGGGCTTCCAAGTGGGTGCAGAAAAACATGTAGCGGCCTCTCCATTCGAATATGAGCGGGACACATCCGTAGAGGGGGCAGCAGTGCCGAATCTTCGATGCTAGATTGAACATGTTCGTCTCCTTAAATCTCGTATGAAGTTGTGGCGGCTTCGCCAGTCCGAGGGCGTGCCGCTCGTCGCCGTGAGCAGCACGCCGTTGTCGTAGACTTTCCAGTGGCCGCTGCCGGCGCGTACCACCGTGTAGCCGTGCGAGGCTATCCAATGCATGAGTTTCCGGTCATCTCCACGCGCGGTCATGCTTTGAGCCTCATCTTCAACGCGAGACCATTTTCATGCACGCTGCCCTTATCGAAGCCCATGAAACCGTTGAATAGTTCGTATTCGAGCAATACGGTGTCCACGCGGAACTCGTCGTACTGATGGTTTTTGATGCGTTCCATGACAAGCCTCATCGATGCGACGGTATCCCTGCGGTCGGCCTGTATGGGAATGAGATACGGCCACAGGTTCCATTCGCCCGGATGATCGTTCAGCCAACGGGCGAAATCAACGAGTTTCCTATCTTCCATCATTTCCCCTTAGGAGCGTTCCCTCACGATATAGTCCGGGTGTTCCCGGCAATAGTCGTATATCAGTTTCAACCATGCGATGGCGCTGTCCACGCTGCCCCAATAGTTCGGCGGATTGTATTTGCCGCGCAAAACATACAATGGTTCCAAGTAGATGTCTTTCAACGCCTTGTCGATACGGGCTGCGGCCTCCCCGGCCGTCAACCCGTCCAGGTCATGCTTAGGATGGACCTTGTAATCGGTGAAAAACGCGGATAGATTATACGTGTAGTTGAGATAATGGCCATGAGCGGTCCGCACATGCTCGCCGTCCCGTTCGCATACGTCAAACCATTCCGGTTCCGGCACATCCTTGTCCACTATGAACAGGTCGTAGCTCATTCTTCGTCTCCTTCGATGATTCCATGTCCTGCTATCAATGCGAGGGTCTTTAAGTCGGTGAGCACGGGCTGGTTGTCCATGCTTGACAGCGAGTTCAAGCCGAGACCCTTCTGTTTGAACACGACGAACCAGTAAGGTGCGTCAGCGTTACCCGCCTCGGTGCGACCCTCCTGCATCCACTCCTTGAGTCTCCCCGTATAGGTGCTGTAGTTTTTACACTCCAATACGACCGGCTGGCCGTGGATACGCAGACCGGTGATATCGCCCTGGTCTTTCGTCCCATGCAACACTTCACGGTGTATCGTCTGCTCGCTGTCACCCAACCGGGCGCGCAAATAGTTGACCACCTTGGATTCAAGCAGTGTGCCTTTGGCTTTCTGTCGGCTCATTCGTCCATCCACCATTCAGTCGGGTCATCGTGAAACTGGCAGTCCACGCAGTTTCCGAAAACATTGATGATTCCTCCGCAGTACGGGCAATGCTCGTACTGGACGGGTAGATAACTCGGACGCATAATCAGAACTCCGGGTTATCTCGTAATCGTTTTTGCACGTCCGCGCGCATCTGCTCGATCACATCGACCCGAAGTCCGGTAGCCAAGCGAATCTCCTCTGCCGGACGGTTCGAGTCTTCAATGAGCAGTTGCCATGCTCTACTTGCCGCTTTGCTCAACATGAGCCCCCTTCGCCAAGTTGGTGCCGACCCGCACCCGATAGTCGGTGATGCTCCAAGTCAGATGGTTCAACTGCCAGACGGTGAGTCCAAGAAAAACCAGCAGACAAAACGCTTGAACAATGGCCATCATCGTATTCTTTGACGTGATGCCCACCGCGAGGGAGAACGAGCAAAACACGTCCCACCCCAAATACCAGTACACGGACCATAATCCGGGTTTGCTGCCGTCACGTCGTTCGTAAACCGTGACCATATCCTTGTCACTCATTTCGATTCCTTCTTCTGCTCCTGTTCACGCCACCCCATACGCCTTGCAATGGGTAGCCGCTGATTCTGTCGTGTTGCGCCGCGTACCGTGCGCATTCGCATATCGCCGGACATTGGGCGCAGGCCTTGAGCGCCAATCGTTCCTCGCTGGACGTGGTTGGGAAGAACAGGTCAGGGTCCATGTCACGGCACGCGGCCTTGTCACGCCAGCCGCTCAATTCAATTCCTTCTTCGCGTTTTGAGACTACTTACGCTCATGATTCCTCCTTGAGCGTGGCGACATATGCGATGGCCTTGCGTTCACGCTTCGCATACTTCTCGCATTTGCGCTTGAGACGTTTGAGGCTCATGGCGTACAGGAAGTCTCTGAAGTTGCCGTCTTCGCAGATTTTGGCTTGATAACGGCCGCAGGTGCCTTCCGCGCCGATATGCGCAACCAAATGGTCTGTAAGCTGAATCTCGTTCATGCGTTTTCCTTTCGATATGGGTTTGGCGTGTATTCGGGCGGTTCCTCGCCGGGCATGGGGTTCATGTTCTTGAGGGCTTGGATATATCCGTTCTCCCATGCCTGTTCGGCTATCTGCCGGTCGTGTTCGTCTATGGCGGGTTTGAAAGCCGCCAGCAACAGGTCTTCGCTGTACAACTCGCCTTGTTCCCAGACGGAATCGCAAGCCATGCGCAGCAGTTCCCTGAAATCCTCGGGAATATAGTCTGGATGAATTGTTTCGTCGTGTCCGCTCATTGTCCGCCTCCCATTTCCTTCTCTCGCGCCATGATCTCCACGTCGTCGGCGAGCATCCTCAGCACGCCGGCGAGCGTGCCATACGATTCGGCGGTCGGATACACCGTCTTGCTGACATACACGTCCCACCTGTCGGAACCTTGATGATTGTCGGCCTTGAGGATAATGAGCGGGTCGGCGTCGATGAAACGACCGTCCTTCATGCCCCGCACTTTGAGCATCAGACGTATCGAATCCGCCTGCTCGCTCGTGTTGCCCAGAATATCCAGCGTGCTCATCGTCCGTCTTCCTGACTCGTGTAGGTCAACGTGAAGCATTTATCACCGTTGCATATGTGGTTCCAAGCGGCGATATTGTATTGCAACTGATACGGGGCGGGCTTCCGTGAACA